TGTTATGCGTTCAACAAGTGCAAAGACTACCATCATAGTAGTGATACCTACCCCTACGAGTACGGAAGTGACTGCCCAGTAGAAGGCGTTCTGTCGTTTAGTGTACTTTTTCATCTCTCTATTTTTTTAGATTATAGATGCAATGTAAACAAAAAATGTTAACAAGTACTACTCCTCGTCAATTTTTTTTAACGCATCGACTATCTGTACCAGCACCTCCTCGCAATCTTCGATACGTTTAGCCAGTACTCTTATCTGATTAAGTGCAGCTCCAAGCACTACACCAAACAATATGAGTATCATTTCTTGTCCCATTGCGCTATACATACAGCTACCCTCTGCTTTGGGTTAGGGTACTCCTCAATAATTGTGTGGTCTTGTACACAACGTCTGAGGAACTCGTTCTTATCTTCTGTTGGTTTCGGTGTTGGGATTGGCATACTTTAATATGTTATAAGATTCACATTGTTGAATGTCCTCTAGCCAGAGTCTAGAGATTACATCCTTTCTGTCCTTGCGTTGGTATAGTTTTCTATCCGCCTCCTGCTTCGATACGAAGACAGGCTCTACAATCTCTTCAGCTAGTGTAGCCAATTCTGAACGTAGTACCATAGCAAACCCACCAACCTCTGGTAATTCAAAAGCAATCCAATCGGCTTTACCATACATCCAACCAGCATTACCTCTCACATTCTTAAACTCTACCCATATGGTGTGGGGATGGTTGCCACCCTTCACATCTACAGAGACAGCCTCACGCTGTCCTCTATCCACATAGTAGTCTATATGTAGGTTAATGTCTTCCTCTCTCGTAGACTTCTTTGTCGTATACCCACGAGCTTCACAAGCTGAGACGAAGCGGTCTTCGCTTCTCGTCCCCTCCTTCCTAGAGTAGTTCCATCTTCCTCTACTTACTGTACTCACGATTCGTCTAGTAGTAGTTGTAGTTGCTTGACCCATTGCATCCATATCTTAGGACTGCAAGTACAAGGCACATCGAATTTATGATGGAATACCCTTGCGTGGATTGTAGCAATCTCTACACGGTCTTCGTAGGTGAGGGTCTTCTTCTTTAGTACCCCTGTAGATAGGTAGGCTATCTCCTCTTCATTCAAGCACTCTGGTTCACGTCTATAGGGGAACATCTTATTCAGCTTCTCCTTACGTTCATCACAGCCACAGTCCTCACCGACTACTGCTTTAACTACAGCCTTGATACCAGTAGCCGTAGTTATTTTTTCAATGGTGTCACCTAGCCCCTTAGATTTTGTCGAAGTCTCCGTTCTGGAAGTCTTCGTAGTCTTCTTTGATTTTCTCGTAGATTCTCGCTTTGCCATTTTTTATCGTGTTCTTAATTGATGTAAGTCCTATATCGGACTCTCGGTGTATCTTATTCATAGACGTACCCTGCATATGGATACGCATCATTTTTGCATCGTACCAATGGAAGTCCTCCATCTCCTGCTCCATCATATCGAGGAGCTTGTCCATAGCTATCTTGTACTCGGTATGGTCTTCATCTTCTAGGATGTCGTGAGTCAAGTCCTCAATGCTGACCTTGTTGATGCGCTTCTTGGTGCGCTGGTATTTGAGTGCCGTGTTGATGCACGACCTATATACATAGAAAAAATTAAGGGAGTCCTCCTCGTAAAAGTTGGTTCTCCCTTCTGCTTCTAATTCTAGTAGGCGTACAAACACCATCTGCACTATGTCAGATGCTATCTCATACGACCCATCACAGTACTCCTTAATGAAGCCTGTAAGTCTCTTGAAGTTCTCCTTGTAGAATGTTTCTATGTTCCCCACGACACTTGCACCATAATCAAACCTATGCCGATTTGTACTAGGTGCAGTCCTTTGTATTCATCTGTCGCTTCGTAGTAGGCGTAGTTGATGCCTACCATAAGACCCGTCAATGGACTAAACTCTATCTGCATATTGGTTTAGGTTTTTATTTTCTTGTTGTAATATACGATTGTTTTCAAGTAAATCGATAGTCCTGTTTTTCAAGTTATTAACCTCCGCCTCTAGCTCTTGTATTCTCATCTTGTGTCTAGTGAGCGTAGCTACTAGTTTGTTCCTAGCCTTGATGTCCTTCGTAGGGTTGCTGTTCCAGACATCTTGGGCAACCTCGTAGAAGTGCTGGTACATCTTAGACCAGTTGTAGTTATCCTCGTGGTTGCGGATGGCGTGTAGTACACTTGCGTGGTTTCTATCAAATATCCTGCCTATCTGCATCAGAGTCATCTGGTTACGCATCACGACCATCATCGCTGACCGTGCGAATACTTGGTCTTCTTGGCGTGTGTTGTTAGGTATTACTCCAATGGTCTCGTAGTATTCACTTAGTACTGGGCTTAAATCTTCCATTTAATTTGTTTCTCTTTTTCTATTATACGTTGAAAGGGGATTCTATGTAGTCCCCCTGTTGAGGTGTTGCGTACTATGTAGTAGCTGCCTCCTACTTCTATATCGGACTCTTCGCCATCTAGTCTAGTCTGTAGTGCGATGTGAGTCTCTAGGCATATGAACTCCATACCATTTATCTCGAATCGCTGACCGTTTAGCATCTTCCTTTTAAACTCCATCCATACACCCCTCTAGGGCTTTTTGTAGTTTGACGTTTTCCTTCTTTAAGTCGTACACCTCCTGCTTCAGTTTGCCGTTCTCAATCTGTGCATCTAGTATCAGCTTGTCTAGTGTGGTGAAGTAGTCGGTGATATGTCTATAGACTGCTGCCGTGTCGGAGCAGATATGAAATACTTCCCAGAGTTGCTCTTGGTTCATCGGCTCTTGGTTGCCTAGCTCTTGGCTGAGATAGGTCAGACACTTGTACAGCTCGGCTTCTTTCTCTAGGTAGTATAGCCTGTTACCCTCAAAATGGAGACTCATCTATTATGCGTTCTTTGGTTATCAAATCTAATCCTTTTATCTCGAATCCACAGTTCCCTGTCTTTGACCGTAGTCGGATAGGGTCATTTAATGCGGTAGGTCTACCGCCAGACTCTAGCTCCTTGACCTTGCGGATATGCACGTCAGTATATATCCAGTCTCTCTCGTGAGAAATATAACGATGAATACAGATAAACTCGTCCGACCTGTTGACAAACTTACCACCACCCTCTACATCTGATGCCATCACAGGCATCGTATGCCCTGCGTATTCGTGGCTACCTGTGTGTACCTTCCTCAAGGCTTGAGTCACAGGATGCGTATTGACTATGGTCGTGACTCGGTACTCCTTACAGAACTTGCGTATGTTGCTGGTCACCTCGTAGTGGTACTCGTGAGTACTTCCTGCTATGACGTTATCCTTCTTGATGGTTAGCGAGTTGTAGGGGTCTATAAGGAATCCCTCGAACTCCCACGCATCGTATACCTCTCTGGCTATCTGTAGCAGCTCGAAGGCATCTACGATAAGTTCCGAATCTAGGAATGCCCAATGTGCTTGGACGTATGAGTGATGTCTCCAGAAGGTAGGCTCATCTATTTGGTTGATAGGCTTCCCAGCTAGGAACTCTATGAGCTTACGCTGTAGGCTTTGTACCTCGTTCTCTGACGAGTATACCAGCCATCGTGTGCCGTTCTCTAATGTGTGTAGCAGTTGTAGGTAGGTCATCGTGTGGGTCTTACCCACGTTGGCGTGACCTGTGACAACGATGAAGTTGCCCTTCTTAAATCTTAAGTATTCGTCTATATCTGGTATCCCGAACTTGGATGCCTCTGCAATTTTACCCTCTCTCGCTTTCTCTAGGTAGGTTAGGGTTTTGCTAGTGTCTACTATGTGTTGGTGAATCATACCCCTAAATTAACATTCCATTTTTAATATCCTACAAGAAGGACAAAAAAAGAGGAGTATTTCTACTCCCCTTGCCTAACACAATCAAAAGTCTAAAATCTAAGACTTACTTTATTTCTGCTTCGGTAATTGTATATGCCCTCAAGTAGTGTGAGATATTGCTCAGTATTAACACAAGGAACTAGTGAAGATGGCTGCAATGCAATCTTACCAATAAGGTGAGAGAACTCGAAGTTCTCGTTATCGTATAGCTTTATTAAGGCTCTGACAAATGTCTGGCGAGTACCTCCACTATGGTACGGCTTTATGATATTAACCCAATCCGCTATCGTTTCTGCACGTTTAATATGTACAGCTTTCCACGTTCCGTTCTTTACTTCCTTTGTTTTTGTTCCAGTATCTGCACCTAGCAACGCTAGAGCAGAGGATAGGTTCAGCTCTGTCCGTTCTAGAAAGTCCTTTAAATAGATATACTCTTTGTATCCCATGTCAGCGTAGCCCTCTATAAATTCTATCATAGTCCAGTTCTTGCTGTTCTGGTTTAGTCTATGTACTTCTTTTAGTCCGTATCCTTCTGCTACGATGTAGCGTAGTGGTAGTTTTAATTCTTTACTTATTCGTAGTCGATGCTGTCCGTCAATCACTTGGTGCTTTTCGTTTACAATAATTGGACTGATGAGCAACTCCTCCTCCATTGACTTCTTTAGTCTGTTGAGGTGTAGTTCATTTAGTGGGCGATTGCCACCGATAGCTGTGAACATTGTATAGTTCTTGGTTTCTTTTACTTGCATTTGCATTGGTATTAGAAGTGAATAAAAAAGGGAGGACTAGCCTCCCATGAAATTAGAACGGCAAGTCATCTGATGCCTGTCCGTTTGTCGCAACTTCTTCTCTAGCGGAGAAGTGCGTTTGATATGTGGTGTCCTCTTTCTTAGCTTCGAGTACCCACTCTACAAAGCTGTCTGCTACCTTTAGCACATCGGTACTCTTAGCACCCTTGTCCTTTAGTAGGTCGACTGCTGCCTTGAGACAGCTCTGCTTTACAATCATCTTTTGCTTATCATCGCCTCCCGATGAATAGCTAGGCGTGTAACCTCCCTGTGCATACACAGGCTTAATCTTGTTGCCATACTGTGTACTGCTCAACTCGTACTCCACCTCTTGACCTACAACGAATTTGTCTTGGTCTGGCTTCACAGAGGAGTACTCGCCAGAGTCTCCATTGTCCATAGACACAAAGAACTTATACAAAGTCTTTCCATCTCTCAGTTGGTAGTCTCCCTTCGGAGATACCGATACTACTTTTGCTTTCATAATTATTGATTGTTTAAAGTTTCTAATTGGGAATAGTGAGCCTCTAGCATAGCTGCTCTCTCTTTGAGCCACTCGCTACCTATCTGGTCAGCGAAGGCTTCTAAGTCATCAATGACTTGGTAGAAGTTGTTTTCTGTATTCATCTCTCTAAGAATTTAGAGCTAAACTATACAGAAGAATTTACTTATGCAAAATTATTTGTGAATTATTTTTCCCTCTACCACGATGTGGCTAGAGTTCTTGGGGAGGTCGGGTGCTGGTTCAATGACCACAGCCTTGATGAATTTCTTGTTATCGTCTACTACCATCCCTGCATCTACTAGGGCATCCTGCGTAAACTTGATAGCCATTATGCAGTTGTCTAGGTCATAGCGATAGTTGACCCTAGCGGTGATGGTACAGTACTCAAACTGGAAGTCGTAGTCTAGTTGGTCGGTAACGACCTTCTTCCACTTAGTCTTCTCCTTACTCCTAAACGTCCAATGAGGAGAGGAGTAGAACTTGTTGAGGCTGGGTATCTTGCCCAGCTCTATGACTATCTTGGTATGGTCAGATATCATTAGCTAATAATCTTAGACCCATCTCTGGGTCAATCTTAGCTATCTCTCCTATGAGTTGTAGCTCTCGTTGTTTCGCTTCCTGCTTCTCTTGTTCGGTACTGTCGATACCTATGTTCGTGTAGATACTAGCCATCTCTCTTAGGATGGTGTCAATAGCAGGGTTTCTCATAAAGTCAATCATTTGTATCTAGTCCAATACCTTACGGTGTTCTGGTCGTAGAATCCGAAGTGGGATAGGAGGTGATTGGTATAGTCATCCTTTACCTCCTTGTTTTCAATCTTGTGCCAATGGCTTCGCCAGTCGATTACATTTTTTTTCTTGCCCATAATAGTATAATATATTATATTATTATATATTATTATTATATATTATTATATAATACCCCCCTTTAGGGGGGGTTATATATATATTACTTAGTAAATAACTTACTTATATACTTAAGTAATAGAGCAATACTAATCAAAATAAATGATATAGACAATAGGTACTTCCAGTTGTTATAGTTCTTTTTTTCTTCGTAAACAACTTGAGGTACTTTGACTACCTTCTCAATTCGTATCGTGTCTGGTAGACACTCAGCATCTACCATAATCGTATCGTGAATACGCTTTATCTTAACTATAACAGCGTTTCTCTCTAAAGTGATGGTATCTATCGTCTTTAGAATTAAAGTGTCTCTAAGGGCTTTATTTTCGGTTATGATTACCGTGTCCAATTTTACCGCAACCGAGTCTAGTATCGTTGGGTCTTTTGCAATCGCACGTTTTAGGTGATACTTCGCACCACAAGACACGAGGAGCAGAGTGATTAGCCCTGCCCCTATTGTTCTTCCTACCCATCTAGCTACCACACGCTTCACAGTCTTCTGGGTTTTCTATGTTGCAACTAGGTTGCTCCTTGTTCTCTAACTCATTAACGAAGTCCTCGAAGTCATTCGATAATCCAAAGTCGGTGTTATTCATCTACTCTTCTCCTTTAGCTGCTTTGACAATGTTGCGGTATCTCTTTCTAGCTTCCTCATATGTTGCTAGAGCCTTCTCGTCTAGGTCGGTAAAGCCCAACCAATAACCCCAAAAACGCTTGTGCGTTTCTTTAATCCAAAGCCAAAAAACTTTTAGGTGTTTCATCGTTATCTCATTTTTAATAGTTCATTCTCTTTCTCAAGATAGTCTACCTTCACACGCAGGGCAGATACCTCTTGCGTTAGTGTGAGTACTTGGTTTCTTAGCTCGTCCTTCTCGTTAG